TCGGCGTCCTGCTCCTGGTCGCGATCACCATCACCAATCTCGTCGGCCAGCAAGGCTTCAATCTCGGCATCCTCGAAACCAGTAAGCGCGAGGTCGAACCCGGCTTCTGACAACTCGGCCAGCTCCAGCGCCAGCATCGCGTCGTCCCATCCGGCATCCAGCGCGAGACGGTTGTCGGAGATCACGTAGGCACGCTTTTGCGTCGGCGACAGATGCGCCAGTTCAATCACCGGCACCTCGGTCAGGCCCAGCTTGTGCGCGGCCGCGAGCCGACCGTGGCCAGCGATGATGCCGTTGTCGCCGTCCACCAGCACCGGATTCGTCCAACCGTACTCGACGATGCTGGCGGCGATCTTGGCCACCTGCTCATCGTTGTGCGTTCTTGGATTCCGGGCGTAGGGGATCAGCGCCTCGACCTTGCGGTACTCGACGTTGAGCATATTCAGTTCGTGTCTCTCAAAAAGAAGCGGCCCGGACGGGTAAGGAGGGAACCCCGTCGCAGGCCGCGAGCGTCGCTGCTGCGTTGAAATGAAAAAACCCGCCGACGTTCAGACCGTGGGCGGGTTTCGTAATGCTTGCTGGATGGTGGCGGGGGTGCAAACTGCAAACCCTGCAAACCTCGGTTTGCAGTCGGACGCTAGCGCAATGCCGCGCTGTCGCCTCCCGCATACGATTTTGGAAAGGAAGGACCCCTTTTGCCTTGGGGCACTTGCTTTATCGTCACCGCTGTCCAGAAGATAGCTGAAATATTACCCCCAAACGGGTCGTTTTGTTGCACGACCAAACCGCGTTAAAAGGGACAAACAGGGCAAAGCGAGGACAAACGCGGCAAGCATTACCCGACGTTGCTCACGATTTTGGAAGGTGAACACCTGCCTTCAGCGTTGAGATTGGTCGCCACGATCTCCAGCGCCTTCTGCCAGCGCCGCCACGCTGTGCTGCGGTCGCAGGCAAAGCGGATCGTGATGTCACGCCAGCCGTGCCGCTTGGCCCGCATCCACACGAGGTGACGTTGCTCAACCTCAAGCCACTGCACCCAGCGCATCGTCTCCAGCATCCGGTCGATGTCGACGGGGCTGGGTGGGAATGGTCGGTACTCAGGCGCGTCAGAGGAGAAAGCTTCCCACGCCGTGCGCACGAAAGCTGGCCACGTGTTGAAGTAGCCCTGCACACGGACAGGGGGTAGGCGTTGGCCAGTGACAGCAGCATCCTCGAAGCGTGCTGCCACATCATCTATCGTCCACTCAGTCATGACGCGCACCTCCGTACAGGCGTTCACCAATGCGGCGCACGATCTCACGCTCGATGAAATCCAGTCGCTCGTCGGACTCGTTGACCACCAGGATGTGCTGGTCACGCCAGCCGTTGCGTTTCATCGCATCCAGATCCGTGACGTTTGGTTGCAGCCGACCCAAAGGGCAGCGGTATTGAGGTGTTGGAACTTTCATCTCACACCTCCTGCGTCTCGATAGCCCAGTGCAACAGTGCCAGGGCATCGGCTTCGTTGTCGTCGCAAGGGGCGTGACCACGCAATTGAACGGAGGCGATCATCTCGTCCTTGCCTGCGTTGCCTTTGCCGGTTGCGTGCTTTTTGATCGTGCCGACCGGAACGCCTTGGTAGGGGATGTTGTGATGCTCGCACCACGCGGTCAGATGGCCCATGAAACCACCGTAGGCGTGGGCTGCATCGACGCCTGCGTGGCGTCGAACCTCCTCGAAATACACCGCGTTGATGTGGCCACTGGTGGTCAGCACTTCAGCCAACCAGCGCTTGAATCGCAGGAAGCGCATTCCGCCGCCTTCAAATCGCTGGGGCTTGAAATGCTCGGTGCCGCTGGTGATAGTGCTGTCCAGTTGGTGCAGTGCCCAGCCGGTGTGCGTGCCCAGATCAAGGGCAAGAATGGTGCTGTTGGTTGTCGTGTTCATCGTCATTGCTCCTGAGTTTTGGGGGCGAGTGACGGATGCGACGGGTTCTCCGTATAACTCTCTACACGTGTGCGTGCGCGTGCGCAGGCAAAGAGAGGTATCCGACAAGTCCGTCACATCCGTCACTCGACGGTTTTGCTGGTTAGTCATCGCGGTACGGGTAGCTGGCGTTGTAGGGCTTGGGTCTGAGGGACAGCCCGGTCAAACCGCGCACGCCACCGGTCAGTCGGCACTTCTCGAACTTGCGTGTGGCCATCAGTTCCGAGAAGCGCTTGACCGATCCGACGAATTCGCCTGCGCGTTCGGCCCACTCACGCCAGTCAGAAAACAGATCGGACACGCCTTCGCGGCTGGTCTTGGCCAGCAGGCAGCGCTCCTCGATCCATTGCCCGAGCGCATCCTCTGCCTCGAAATACTCCTCGGTCGCCGACACCACGCTGGCTGGCGGTTTCAGCCCTTGCTGTTGCCAGCGGCTGCATCCCTCGACCGCCCACGCCAAAATGCCATCGCGCTCCTTGAGCAGCTTGTCGGTGAGCCTGCCGTCCCGCTTTTCTGGCGGAATGGTGACCGTGAACGGAATCAGGTGCAGACGACGCTTCATCGCCTCGTCCACGTTGCGGATCGATGGCTTGTGGTTGCCTGCGATCACCAACTTGAACTGGGGCACGTACTCGAAGAAGTCCTGGCGCATGAAGCGCGCCGACACCTTGTCGCCGCCAGTGATCGCCTTGACCTTGGACTCGTTCCAGCGCCGACCCTGTTCGGTTTCGATGGAGGACACGAAGCGCGCGCCGCGCAGTCCGGCCAGATCGGTCGGGTGCCGGTCGTTGCGCGCGTCCATGAACGTGTCCATCGGCGCGTTGGCCGCGTAGTCACCGAGGATCGTGGTGATCACATTGACGAACACGGACTTGCCGTTCGCGCCGGTGCCGTACAGGAAGAACAGCGCGTGCTCGCTGGTGATACCGGTCAGGCAATAGCCCACCATCAGTTGCAGGTAGGCGATCAGATCGGCATCGCCACCGGTGACGTCGGCCAGAAACCCATGCCACGTTGGACAGTCGCCCTTGGGGGTGGCCGTGCTGACCTTGGTCATCCGGTCGTCACGCCGGTGCTCGCGCATCCGACCCGTGCGCAGATCGACCACGCCACCCGGGGTGTTGAGCGCCCACGTATCGGCATCCCACTCCTCGGCACTGGACGCGTGCTTCGGATCAGATCGGGCGATTTTCTCGACCGCCGAGATAGTGGACGAGCTGGCGAGCTTGGCTTTCTGCCTTGGGCTCTCTGCCTTCAGCGATGCGTTACGGCAGATGCCCCGAGCCAGATGCGAGACGTAAAGCATCTGATCGGCATTCCAGCGCACACCCGTCCACACCAGCCACTTGCCCCACAGCGCGCAGTAGCGCCAGTCCTGACCATAGCGACGGGTGAAGGCGGTCGACAGTCCGTCCTCGGTACTCCAGTCGATGCCCGTCAACAAATCCGGCGGCGCAATCTCCTCAACGGAGCGCATCACGGGCAATCGCTCACCAACAGCATCAGGAATGGCGTCTGCAGCGTCCCAACCCTCGGGCCGGTCATCGGGTGGTACGAGGATGGCCACCGTGGTCGCACCGGCGTGCAAGATCGCCTGCGAGGCGCGGTCAGCGTAATCCCAGCCCGGCGCGTCTCGATCCGGCCAGATCAGCACTGACTTGCCTGCCAGCGGTTGCCAGTCAGTTTTATCGACCGGAGCGTTTGCGCCGTGCATGGCCGTGGTCGCCACCACTCCGGCATCGATCAGCGCCTGCGCGCACTTCTCGCCTTCGACCAGGACGATGTGGCTAGCGGCAACCAACCCCGGCTGGTTGTAAAGCGGGCGGGGCTCGGGCGGGGCCATCTTGCGGCGCTTGGCGTCCCACGGCCGGAATTCCTTTTTCCGTCCCGGTGGGTCGTAGCGGTAGACAACGGCGATCAGCTTGCCTGTGGCGTCGTGATAGTCCCACTTGGCGGTCGCGGGGCCGAGATCGTCGGACGGCGGTGCTGCTTTGGCTTTGCGCACCGGTGTTGACCGCGCACGCCCAAGCAGATCACTGGCTTGCTGCAGCACACGAGGAAAGTCGGCATGGATGCTCGCACCGAGGTAGGCCGCGATCAAATCGAAGATGTCGCCGCCGTCGCCGTTCGCTCGATCCGTCCAGAGTCCGGCCTTGTCGCCGGTCAGCACCACCTCGAGGCTGTCGCCGGGACTGCCCAGCACATCGCCGATGAGAAACTTGCCCTGGCGTTTCTTGCCAGCCGGGAACATCGAGGTTAGTACCGACTCCAGTCGTGCGATCAGTTCTGCGCGAATTTCGTCGCGTTCAGCGTCCCGGTTTTCGATGGGCAGGGAGATGTCGTTGAAGTCGATCATTCGGCTCCCTCGTCCTGCGCTTTGCTGGCGCGTTGTTTGTCACCATCGCCCTGCGGCGCTTTGCTGCTGGCCGCCCATGCGGAAAGCTCGGACATCCGGTAGCGCACCAAGCCGCCCAGCAGGTAATGCGGGATGCGGTACTTGCTGCGCATCGTTTGATCGGCAAACCAGTAGTACGGCAGGCTCAGTGCGGCTGCCGCCTGCTTGGCGTCGATCATGGTTTCGTCGTCGGTGACGCCTGTGTTGTGGTCGTTCATGATTGCGTTCTCCAGCAGCGGTCTTGCCACGCGCACATCCGGCATTCGAAGTGGGTCTGGTCAGCGAAGGCGCGCGGCAGGAGTTCTGCTGCCTCGGTCGCTGTGATCACCTTCACCGCCCGATCCGACATGCGTTGGGCAAGGGCTGCATCAAAGGGGACGAGCTCGACGTAGATTTCCATCGTGTCGGCGTTCACCGCCGTGAAAATCGCCGGGTGCTCGTGTAGTTCGAGATAGGCCTGATACAGCGCGACTTGCGCCGCGTAGACAGGCTTGGAAATGGCGAGTCGGTTCTTCTCCAGATCGCGCCAGGACTTCGAGCCGAGGCACTTGTTTTCCCAAAGAGCCGGGTAGGCGAAGCCCTCGGGGCCCCCGACGAACACGCCGTCGATGTGGCCCTGCAGGCGTCCGTCGGCCACCGAGAAACCGAACTGCTCGCCGTCGGCCTTGTGGGTGCGCAGATCGAAACCCGCATCCCGCAGCCATCCGACCATGCACTCTTCGTTGACGTGGCCACGCTCGAAGATGCGCAAAATCCGACCCGGCACGTCGCGCCCATAGTCGACCGGTGCTTGCGCAAATTCGTACTGCAGCGCGCGTTCGCAAGCCACGCCCAAGCGGGATGCGCCAAGGTAGTGGCGCACCGACTGTCGGGCACGCGCGCGCTGCAGACCGGCATCGACCAACACGCTGATTTGCCCGGACACGCTTGCCGTGGAATTGAAGTCCATCATGGCGTGGTCTCCCACGGCAGATCGTCCTCAAGATCGGCAAACGGGTTCGCCAAGGGATCGGGCGTCGGAGGCATGCCGCGCACCGGCGGAAACTTGGTCGCCTCGTGATGCTCGACCATTGCCTCCGTGTAGCGGGTGACGATGGCGTCGATAACCCGCAGCGCTTCAGCTTCCGAGTAATCCCCGAGGGGCTTCGTGAAGCCGATTTCGCCAGCAGCTTCACCGAACGCCTTCAGGCACTTTTTCATCGAGGCGATCTCGATGTCAGAGGGATCGATCATCACGACCTCCCTGCGCTTGCCCGGCTCGTCCTTGGCTTTGAGCCAGTTGCCGTACATCGCGTGAAAGACGTTCTGGCAGCGTTGCGAGCAGAACACCCAGTCGATGGGGTAGCGGCGGGGATTGCCGACACCGTGTTGGTTGTCGGTGTGGCCGAATCCCCGCGCCTGACGTTTGCAGACCCAGCATTTCACGCCACCTCCTCAAACTCGTCGATCAACAGACCGAGCTGCAGCGCGCCGCCCGCGAATGCGGCCTCGCAACGCCTGCTGAAGTCACGGTAGTTGGTCGAGCAGCGCGCAATTGCCGTCACCGAATGAATCTGCTGCTCCAGCCGCGTCAGCCCTTTGTCGGTCAGCCACTGGTGGTGCTTGTCCGAGATGCGCTTGCGACTGCGAATCTCATCGAGCAACTCCTCCGGCAACACCGGCCCGTAGACCCAGCGCTGCGT